TATGTTGGTGTTCCTCCAAGAATGAGAGAGTTGCGTAAAAGAATTAAAGAAGAGGGAGCACGAGATCCAGGGACTTAATGTTGATTATTATAGATGTATTAAAGGAAGAAGTATTATACCCAGAACCAGGAAAGTTTTATACATTCATTTATAATGCAAAGACACCAAATATTGAGTATGACCAACATCCATTAATTGCTTGCACCTCATTAGAGAAGTGGGGGTTTAAAGCAATCAATTTTCATTGGAGACAAGGAAGACAATATACCTGGGAAGAGGTTGCAGGAAAACTTCACATTATAAAGTATGATGAGTTGGATGAGATGCTTTCTATACCTTATGCAAAGTTGCGTCTAAATAAGTAAAACTATTCGTGTCTGATGGCAACAACGACTAGCAAACCATCTAAAGTGGGAAGTAATTTCTATACCACATCAGTTACAACTAATACTGATGGATCTTTAAAAGCAACTACATCTAGAACTGATGCTCAAGGAAATAGTGGAGTACCAGTATCAACCGTTAATACGACAAGTGCCGGGGTGTCAACTCGTACATTTGAAAGTGGTGCGACAGCAGCAGAAACGGCAGCATTTAATAATCCAAATTCTCCCGAAAGACAAGCATACACACAACAAGTTACATCACAAAGTCCATTTGGTGCTGATCCTACTGCACAGCAACAAGCACGATTAAATAGTACTGCAGGAACACCAAACGCAGCAACTGGTGCTGCGGCATCTAGTGCTGCGGCCGCGCCTGGATCTACCCCAGTTACAACTCCAAAATCTGGTGCTTACCCTGCAGGATCTTTTGCATATCCCGCAAACTTGGCCCAATCGCATCAAGATATAATTAAATTTAATCTTGTAGAATACATCCCTGGAGGAATCCCAGGTGGGACAACAGGAGGAGGAGGGAGGCCAGCAGCAGGTAATATATTAGGAACTGTTGTTCTTCCAGTTCCTAATAACATTTCCGATACCAATGCTGTTGAGTGGGGAAGTGATTCTATGAATGCCGGACAAGCTGCTTTAGCAGCATTTGCTTATAAAACTATTGAGGGGGGTACTCCTGCGGGACTGGAAAGTGCCCAAGCGTCTTTGTCGGCAGCAGGAAAAGATGAGGCAGAAGTAAAAAAGGCATTTAATAGCTTATTTACGGCAGCTGCCATGGGTGGTGAAGGTGCTAAAATATTAACAAGAGCATCTGGTCAAATTATAAATCCTAATTTGGAACTTTTGTTTAATGCACCAACATTAAGACCTTTTAGTTTTACTTTTAAATTAGCAGCAAGGAGTGAACCAGAAGGACAAACAATTCTTAACATTTTAAGATTTTTTAAGAAAGGAATGTCACCTCAAAGAACACCAGGTAATTTATTTTTAAAATCACCTAATACATTTACAATTCAATATATGAAGGGAACAGCAGATAACCCCAACATAGGTAGGATAAAAGAATGTGCCCTACAAAGTGTTACTACCAGTTATACTCCCGAAGGTCAATATGCAACCTTCAGTGATGGTGTGATGGTTTCTTATTCACTTCAAATGACTTTCACAGAACTTGAGCCAATATTTAATGAAGATTATGAAGGATTACCAGGAATAGGTTACTAAAATGTCAAGTTATTTCCAAAGAGTTCCAGATTTAAATTACGTAAGCAGACTTCCTGATGCTAAAATAGGAGACTATATTCGTGTAAAGAATTTATTTAAGAAAGGAAAACTGAGAGAAGATATCTTTCAAAATCTTGCATTTTTTGAGAAGTATAAAATCGTTGGAGATGATCGTCCCGATAATGTTGCATTTGAAGTTTATGATGATGCATCTTTAGACTGGATTGTTCTCCTGTCTAATAATGTATTAAATATTCAATCAGAGTGGCCACTACCTCAAACTGATTTTGATAGGTTTGTATTAGATAAGTATGGTGATTATGATACTCTTTACAATGGTATTCATCACTATGAAACAGAAGAAGTTAAGAATAGTCAAGGAGTCACAATAGTTCCTGCAGGACTTCAAGTAGATGCTTCTTATTCTGTGAGTTATTATGATTTCTTTATAGAACAACAGATTACTACCGGAAATATTTCAATTCCAGTAACAAACTATGAGTATGAAGAAAAAATAGATGATAATAAAAGAAATATTTTCTTACTTAAACCAAGATTTTTAAATATTGTTCTTGATGATATGGATGATATTATGCAATACAAAAAAGGATCCACTCAGTTTGTTTCAGAAAATCTGAAAACTGGAGATAATATACGTTTATATTCTTAAAGTTTTTTATTCTAAGGAACTCTTCCTTTAGTCGCCTCACTAAAAAGGAGGAGATTTCTCTCCTCCAACCTTAAAGATGCTAGTTAGTTAAGGTATTGCTATTTATTCTGCCAAGCGGGAGAAGTACGCCAAGGCATCATCCTCATCTTCATCAACAGCACTAGTGACTGTAGGAAGAGTAGGAGACTTAGAACGAGCATAAGACTGTTCAAGTTCTTCTAGAACTTTAGTCTCACTATTTACTGGTTGATTGTAAGATTCGTACTGATCTTCTTGTTCTACAACAGCACGAGACTGAGTAGGAGAAGAACTTGGACTCAAACCAAGAACCATATTCATACGACGTTCAAGTTCCTCATAGGTCTTGAACTGGTCTGGTGCAGTGATTGCAGTCAGTGAATATTCTTTCTTCCAGATTGCTTCCATAGCATCATCATCGTCCAATAGAGGACTTACACGATCAAACTCTGACTTATCATAGTTCCAGTATCCATCTTTCTTTACAATCTTCAGTTTGAAGTTTGCTCCCACCCAGAAATCAAAGGGATTGATTGGGGATTCATCTTCAAACTCAGGTTGCATTGCTTCCATAATCTTATCAAAGATTTTCTTACCATACTTAAACAGGAAGACTTTACCCTCATTTGAAGGGTTTGTAGGATCTTTTACAACATAGATGTTAGAATAATAATTCAGTTTACGTTTTTGTTTACGAACAATTTCTTTATTTGTTTCGGATCCAGTATTCCATAGTTCACGATTATATTCACCAAGTGGATCTTTACCACCAATAGTAGTCAAAGAATTTTCAATATACCAAGATCCGCTAAGACCTTGGAAGGCATGTGAGTACATCTTTGCCCAAGGAAGTTCTTCTCCATCAGGAGCAGGAAGGAAACGAAGAACTGCTGAACCTACTCCGGTTTTATCCATTTCGGCTCGCCAGAGACGCTCATCAGCACCACCAGATGTAGAACTCATTTTTTCAACTTCTTTGACTAGTTTAGCAGTCAAAGAACCAATACTAGATTGCTTTTTTAGATTTTCAAACGACATTTAGATTACCTCGTATTTGTAGGATTTGGCTTTTATAACAACTTTATTCTACTCTTAATAGAAAGGGATGTCAAGCCCGAGTCCATCCTTTATGATGATTTCTTTTTCCAGATATGACGTGATGTATAGCAGAATCTGTCAAATTATTTTGTTCACAAAAATATTTAAGATTATCAGTAACATGAATTATATCAAAAGGATCTTTAATTTTCCAGATTTTATTATTACGATTTACTCTATTTTCTCTCATTCTTTTTTTAGTTTCTTCACTATGCTCTTTATCTTTCATACCATAAGTTCCAGTTTTTCCTTTATGTGCTTCGCTCATTTTCTTCTTTGTTTCGTCTGTTGTTATTCTTTTATTTCTTGCTTCTTTTAATTTTTGTCTCACTTCTGGTCTTTTTGCTGGATTTTTATCGCCAGATATAAATTCTTTTGGAGTTATATAATAAAACTTTGTAGATGTCTGTCTTGCTTTATTTGCAAAATGTGGATTAATATCTACTTCATAAAAATCATGAAGAATACACTCTGCCCCAAGTGCCTCCTCCACACTATCAAAAATTTCTAAAATAATTTTTTGAGTTGGTTTAAAAGTTTTATCTTTAAAACTACCAAGATAATTGATATCTTCTTCAGGAAGACATTCACATTCTCTTTTACCAATATATCCTCTACCAAATTCTTCGTAAGAATAATAGGTGTAAAAATACTTTCCCATGGGTTTTTCTAAGTGTCGGCATATATATTTATAATAAAATGGAGGGACTTACACCCTCCTCCTAAGGTTTGCCGACACTTAGGTACATGTATTTATTCTACAGGTCGGAACCTGTTTTGTCAATTTGTTGTTTCATTGATTCAAGCATTTTTGACATATTATTAAGGATAATGTTCATATCAACATGAGCAGGAAGACCCATCATTTGAGCAGATGTAG